GTTGCTCGGCGACCCTCCCCTGGTTTTGGACCCTCCCCCCCCGGTCGGTTCCAAGGGTGGTTCGGATCGAGGGGACGTCCAGTGCGATCGCTGCCACGAATCATGAAACGTTCGTCGCGGTCGATGGCACCTGTGCCCTTCTCACGGTGTGACTGGTTGTCGTGGTCGGGACACAGCGTGCGTAGGTTGGCGAGGGTGAGGGCCAGATGGGGATGGGTGGACAGTCGCTTGACGTGGTCGATGCGGGCCATGCCGCTTGCCGATACGTCCCGTTGGCAGACCACGCAGCGGTAGCCGTCGCGTCGCAGCACGGCCTGGCGCACGGTTCGCCAGCGGCGTGAGAAGTAGAACGGGTTGGTGGCTTTGTGGTCGCTCAATTCGCCAGCATCCGAATCTTCAGGTGCCCTTCGACCGGGCCTTGGTTGGTGACGAAGATCTTGTTCACCACGCTTCCCTCCAACGGCAGTGACCAGAACGAATTCAGCGTCCAGATGATCGGGACATTGCCCTTGATCGGGATCGTGCTGGCGGGTGCGGCGGCGTCGTTTGTGAGCAGCTCGGCGGGTTGGTCGCAGAAAATCAGCAGCGATTGAACGTTGTCGATAATCACCATCACGTCGAACTCGATTTGCACGCCGGGTGCAATCGTCGTGTCGATATCGACGCCTTGCTGAGTGCCGCTGACCGTTTCGGGAATATCGACGATGACGCCGGCGTTGGTCGAGTAGACCCGCCGGATCGTGTGTTGGAACGCCATTAGCTTCCCCCGTTAAGCGGCGGGTGCTTGAGGTTTGGCATGGGCAGATGTTGTGGTTGGGGCGGTTCGAGGCACAACTTTCGAACCTGACGCAATTGCAAACATTCCATGTCACACATTGTCAAGCGAAATGTTTTGCGAGCACACCGAGGGTGCCAAGGAGCACGCCTTTGGCGGCATGTGGGTTGAGTTGGCGGTTGATCGCCCATTGGCGGATCGACAGTTCGCAGCCGAGCATAAACCAGGCGCAGGAACCGCAAGGCGAGGCTTGGCCGCCGAGGGCATTGAGGGCGACGTAGACCTGGTGCCGTGCGCGTTCGCTGACAAGGCCGCCGCTGCCTTGCGGGCGTTGGGGTTGGGTCATGTCGGCGGCGCGCAGCGGATCGAGGCTGGCGAGGCGGAACAGGCGGTGGAATTCGTCGCCGGCGGCCCGTTCGGGCGGTTCGATGTCGCCGTTGCGTTGCAGGCGTTCGAGCATGGTTTCGGCGCGCCAGGGTCGGCCGATGAGCCCGTAGGCGTCGGCGATCTGCTCGGGCGAAAGCACGATGTCGTCGTGCTGGCGGCGTTCCGCGGTTGGTGCGTTCACGAGGCGACCTCCAGCATGCTGTCCCGCGCGCTCTCGGCCGATTGCCGGTCGGGCAATGGCCGGGTGACCGGGTGGCCGCGATGGCACGGGCAGGTGCGCAGGACGTACCAACCGGGCTCGATGCCGCGGCCGGCGAGCGGCGGCGCGTAGCTGACGATGAGCCAGCGGGCGGCGTTGTGGTCGGGGACTTCAGTCAAGGTCATCGAATAGCGTGTCAAAAAAGCTTCGCTGAATCGGTGGCTCGCTCTTACGACCTACCTCGTTGCTCAATCGTATTTCCTCTTCCTTATCCAACCATTCGTCGTAAGGCATCGCCTTTTTGCCGTTATTACAAGAGCCGCAATAGATACCGATGTTCCGAGCATGAAGCCTGGCATAGTCATTAACCCCACGCGGCGGGCACCGATGCTCAAGCTGAATATCTCGCTCATTCTCAAACTCATGCCCGCAAGAATTACACAAGCCTTCATCACTACATAGCGCCCGAAATACGGGCACTAATGACTGATAGTTCATGGTGATCCACATAAAATCCGTAGTAACGCCATATTTAGTTGCATGCGCTTTCGCCCGTTTCCTAATAATATCGAATGGGCGATCCTCGTTCTTGCGCTCATTACGCTGTATTTGCTCGCAGGCTCGGCAGATGAGCGAGAAAATCACAGAAGCCGATCGGTTTCTGTGATCGCGCCAACTCCGAAACCGGCTGTAATGCTTCCAGCGACCACACGGACCCTTGCACTGCCGTTCACAGGGACGCGGCGTTGCTGCCGTCTTCTGCTGTTTTGGCAGTTCAAAAAGTGACATCACGCGGTCCTCTGAAGTTCGGCCCAGCGGGTGCAGTTGGCGCAGTGGCAGGGTTCGGCGTGGTGGAGCTTGCGCGGGTCGATGGGCGTAGGCCCCGCCGCGCCATTCTTTAAACCATTGGTTGAAAAACCTTGGTCCCCCACGCCATTGCGGGGGGGATATAGGGGGGGTTCTCCTGTACTGTTAAGGTCTGTATACGTTACGGAGTCCGTTACGGAGGCACCATTTGTTGATTTCCAACGGTTTTTCGTCGCGGAGATTGTACGTTGCCGATTTGCATTTAATTTTAGTGATGCATCGATTACGAATTCTGCGATGACCGGATGGTACATTCGGCCATCGTCGCACTCGACCCAGTGGCGCAGGGCAATGTGTTTGACCTTTCGCCACTTCGGCAGATTGCCGCTTAACTCGGCGAGGCGGCAGAGAAGCCGATCGTCGGTCGGCAGCGATCCTGGCGGTTTCTGGTTCCACGACTTCAGCCAGAGACAAAAGGCGGCCTTAAACTCGGCGTCCGTAGCGACCGCGAAGAAATTGCTTTCCAACAGCCGGTCGGCATAGACCGGCACCCACGGCAACCGCGGAATGACGATGTCCGGTGGCACCAGCGGCGCGGTCATGTCGATGGCGCCTCCGCTGCGAGGTCGGCGCGCCGGGCGGCGGCGCCCTCGATGATCCTGGTGTAGTTGCCGCCGAATTCGTCGCTGCGCCGAAGCATGGCGAGCAAGCTCTTGTTGTCGATGCTCAATTTGTCGAGTTCAGTCTCGGTCGCCTGGCCGATGAGGTAGAGCATGTCGTTGCTCCACTGGTTCCAGGCGGCCGTGCCATCCAACAATTTGTCGGGCTCGATGCGGTAGCTCGGCTGGGCGAACACCGACGAGCGGCCGATGGGTGGCGCGATGGGTGGCAGGCCGAACACGTCTTCCTCGGGTTCCGGCGGTTCGCGCGCCGCGGCGAAGGCATCGAGTTCGGCAGCGGCGCTGACGGGTGTCGGTGCCTTGTGTGTCACTGGAATGTCGTCGACTTCCGTCTCGTCGAGGAAGCCGAGGCCGGAGATCGACAGCGTGACGCGGCGCTTGGCTTTGGTGATGGCTTTGAGGATGGCGTTGGCCTTGGCTTCGCCGCACAGTCCCGTCACCGATACGGCACCGAAATCTTCATCGCTGCGGCCGGTTTTGTCGTGAGCGCGGACGTGCACCACGAGAAGGTCGTCTTCCACCATGCGCGATACCACTTCCACCGATACGCCGTTGATTTTGCGGAGTTGATCGGCGGCGTCGCGGCGTGCGTACAGTACCAGCTTGCCGCTCAAGTTGATGTATTCGAGCGGGCGGGTGAACGGATTGAGGCCGACGCTTTTACACACTTCCACATAGTATTGCGTGCGCTCCTGTGGTGACAGTTTGGCGAGGTCGCCTTTGGTGACAACACTCTCGATCAGGGCGCCGGGATCTTGTGACGGAGCGAGTTCAGTTTGCGGCATGATCGTCCTCCTGATCGGCGGTTGCCTTGACGCGCAGCACGCGGATGGTGGCGGCGGGAACGGTGAATTCCTTGCGCTCCTGCGCCTTGAACGAGAGTTGCCAGCCGGGGAGCCACGCGGTCGACGCCGGCCCCATGCGGTTCTTGACGATGTAGTCGATTTCCTTGAGGCGCTTCTCGGCGATGCTGGTGGTGGCCTTGAGCGCGTGCCGCTCTTCGAGCAGCAACGGCAATTCGTTGTCGTCGCTGAAGTCGCGATAGGAGCCGTCGTCGAGTTCGGCGGCCAGTGCGTCGCTGGGTACAGCCTCGGGGATGGCGCCCGTTTCCCAGGCGTGCCACCACTGCGCCACAGCATCCAATATGCGCCGCTCAGCGGCTTCGTGGCGGGGGATGTCCCAATAGTAGACCGGGTATGAGGGGTTGCGGATCATCACCGCCAGGACGCCCCAGGCGCGCCCGGTGACGAGGAGTTCGGTCAGGGTCTGGAGCGTATAGGCGAGCGGCGGCTTGCCGTGCCACTTCTCCCAGACCTGCGGGCTGACGGTTTTGATCTGGACGAGGCCGTCGTCGTTGATCCAGTAGTCGGGCGTACAGCCGAGCCTGCATTCGGGCAGCCGGTGATAGGTGGTGGCCTTTACGATAGTCCATTCCGGATGATCCTCGGCGGCAGCGGCTGCAACGGCGGGTTCCAGAATGCGGCCGGCGCGCATCGCCGGGCTGTCGGCGGGGATCGCCGGGCTGCCACTGCCGGTGAAGCCGCGCATGATGGCGGCGAGGTCGGCGCGGGACATATACGGATGTGCGTCGAAGAGGCACGGCAGGCGGCTGGCGGTGACGTCTTTCTCGCGCCACGCCAGCCACTCGCCGGTGCTGGCGATTTCGCGGGTCTCGCGGCGGGGTTCGGTCATGCCGCCTCCCCCTTCACCACGGCCCGCACCATCCGCACGCCGTAGAGCGCGATGAGCGCCGCCTCGGCGCGGCCGATCGCCTGCGCCCTGGTGCAGAAACCGCGGCGCACCGTCCAGCGCCCGACATCGTCGGGCATGAGGCGGCCGGCGCAGTCGAGCGCGAGCCGCTTGTCGGCCTTGATGCCGAAATGTGTCTTCCACTTCGCCGCGGTGACGACCTCGTATGGCCAGCCGTAGCAGGCGGCGATTGCCTTTATCGCCATGTATCTCTGCCCGAGATTGAAGGCCGATGTCGCGCCGATGCGATGGTCGGTCGCGACGTAGGGTGCCTGCCGCTCGATCCACAGATGCCCGCAGCGTCGCTCGTCGAGCGCGGCAAGGAGTTCGCCCGCCAACTCGCGCACCCGCAGCTCGGTGCCGGACATCGGCATGTCGACGATGGCGACGACGCGGCCGGACTCGGTATCGAGGAACGCCACCGCGCCCTCGGCACCGGGGTCTGCGCCGGCGACGATCACCCGCCGAGTGCCCGGTTCAAGGCATAGGCGATGAGGCGTGCGTTGGATGGGGTGCAGCGGCAGACGAGGCGTTCCCCTGGCGGCGCCATTACGTCGAGCACCTTGGCGTTGAGCGGGTTGTAGCCGCCATCGAGGCCGATGACGTAGCGCGGCCGGAGACGCGAGCCGAGCGATGGCTGCGCGCTCGTCACGCGCATTGGGGGGCCGCCCGGCTCGCGCTCCCCCGTCGCCGGAGGGTGATGGCTGATGTCGTTCATGCGGTCACCTCGCCGCACGCGCGCGTCGGTGGCTTGCGCCTGTGGCTAGGGTCGGCAACGGCAGCGAAGTGGTAGCG